CGACTCTTGGTAACGCCAAGACGTCCTGCTTCTGGACACAGGGACCACACTCATTCTCCTTAGAGTATAGGCAGCCGTTACAGTGGCTGAAACTGTCCTCCCAGGGATTGAACCTGGCCCTCAAAGGTAACCCGGGAATGAGGTATTCGAGTATAGAGGAATCCGAATCTATCTCTCGGACTGAGAACCCTGGTGTGTCTGTTGTGCGAGAGAAGCCAATCGAATAGAATGGCTCATCCGAACAAGATTCAACCCAAGCGACTCAGGGAAGACATGATCTTCAACACCTAATCTATCCAATTCAGATAAATCAGCTGCCTGGAGCAGTAACTCGTGAAGTAGTGTGTTATCACCACTCTTCTCAGGATCTTCAAGGAAGATTCCAACATTTGATAAAGATTTCCCAGTAATCTCACTTTCAAGAGAAAGGAGACGCTGGTAGCCAATAAACAAATCATCGAGATCTCCCTCTTCAACAATGAGAGGCAACTCGAGTCGTACTCCAGAACAAATAAAACGAATGTTATTCAATCCCACGACAATATTGTCCAACGCCTCAGAGGCTTCATCGGAAAAGCGCTCTAACAAAGGCAAAGTAAATGATAAATCTACCTTACCCTTATTTCGAACACTAATCTCCTGAGGCCATAAGAAACGAACGAAACCATATTGAGGTGAGACTTTCTCACACTCTTCTAAGCGCAGCTCAAGAGCTTGCTCTAACTTATCTATCTGACGAAGGATAAGTCGAAACAAATTCTCCCGTGCCGCCCAATCCCTTTCAGGACTGCGCTCGGCAAGAACATCTAAGCTAGAACACAACAGTTGCAGCCCTGGAAATAACATTCCAGAACTAACAACTGAAAGTGTCGGTCCTCCAAGAGGCTTCAACAAAGGTAAACCACCTTCGAGAAGACTCCGGAAGATTAAATTAGATGAACTTACCGCAGCATCATGGACCTTCCCTTCCTTCCTTGACACCTCTATCTGATTAACATATAGAGGAGGAAGCATGTATCGTAAGCATGCAGACATGAAGTTACCTGAATCCAAAGATATCCAGCCTCGGGCAACAGCCTGAGTAACTAGACTAAGACGGCCGAAGCCATCATTAGCCGCCATCTCTTGTTTAAAAGAGATTGGAGATAAATTTAGAGAACCTAAATAGGATTGTCCAGCGAAATTGATAAAACCTTTCTCAGAAGAGAAAGACTTCGCCAACCCCACCTTAATTCCTAGATAAGAGCATGTATTCAGATAAGATCTGGCTACATCCTTCCCAGCGATAACAATGTCATCACCAAGAACTCGGTAATCATAATACGGATATTTTCCAACCAAGAATGCACTGTACTGTACCACAAAATGGTGTAGTAAGGCAAGTGCACCCCAAGAAGATAAAACACCCATAGGCTGACCACGAGCATACCTTACAGACTGGGAACGATTACCCAGTGTATCTGTAAAGCTCAGTGGGAACACTGTTTCCTTACCATCGACAGTAATCTGCCAATAAGGTAAGGACCATGTTCGATCACGAAGAAGTGATGTCCATGCCTCAGAGATCTCAGTCCCGAAAAGACTAGACAACATAGAAGTGTACAACACCAAAGGTATTGTATCTGTTGCAGCTTTCAAGTCATAAGAATAAACATCCTTGTGACCAGACTCAGCAAAGGTTCGAAGTGAACCTTGTTGGTCGAAAGTTGCATCAGACGGTAACATACGTAGTATGTCAAACAGCACTTTGTGCATAGGTTTCAGAACACTCTGCGTCAATGCATCGGGGATAGCTATCACCCTAACTTTACCAGCAGCTTCCTTGATTAGAGAAAGCTTTCCGCCCGACGGGCGAATCACTTTGACTTGTCTGCCTTTAGGGCCTTCAAGTTTAGAGTGAGTGGGAAAGTAGTGCGCTAGTTTCTCCGGATCGAGATTGACCGAGTCTCCAAAGTCTGACGATAATTTCCAAGCCTCCTTCCAATCGTCATCCAAGACGAACTTCAACATCTCAACAGCATAAGACTCTATTCGAGTCCTAAAGCTTGTTGCGCCAACAGCATCCATATAACTCACCAAAGGTGAGAGCTTCCACCCTCTCGAGACCCAATAAAGGGTATCAATAGGATACGAAGCAATGGACGTTGAGTGGTTAGGACCCGCGGTTGTAGCCAAGAAAGGCTCAATCGGGGCCAGATTTGAACATAGAAGTTCAGAGGCTCCCAATCCCGATAACCAAGGTTTGGCCTCCATCTGGAGGAAGACATCAAACCTCGTTTTAACGAAAGTAAAATTATGATCTGTACGGAATATATTTCCGATAGCGCTAAAAGAAGGAATCTTATGAGAAGATTCCAGCGACTTATAAATATACAGAAGAGAACTCCACAACCGTATTACCGAGACATTGTTGGAACGTATCGCCATGCGAACGCTCTTAGGAAAAGAGGAGGGAAGCCCAGCGGTTAGGCGAACGCGAAGGCCAACGGCCTGCGATGATGTAAGTTTCGTCCCACTAACAAACGTCTGTAGGACGAAATACATCACCTTTAGTCTCACAACTAAAGCACCTACCCCCTGAGTTTCGAGAATCCCAATCAAATATTTGATAAAAGAACTCATCTCACTCCTGAACCTTGAAGTTGAACCAAGTCCCACGACTTTCACGTAGAGGTGTAAACCCCACAACATGAAAAGTGGCCTAAGGTTTCCCTTAGTCACAACGGCCAGGTTTTCCACATTCTCCTTTAATCCAAAACGACGTACGACTTTAGGAACCCAATGAAAGAGGGATTTATACCTTCGAGTAATCGGACCTTTAGAGATGCGTCGCCCCAGATACCATTCTGGGGGGGAGTTTTGGGAACCATCCGGAGATGGCGAAGGTTGAGACGTAGGACGTGAGTCAGACGGACGAGCTAAGACCAAAGGTCTGCGACCAGAGTTAAGGGATTGCCTCACCAAGATTATATAATCTGGTTCCGTTAGATAAAGGATATTTCCTGAATCAACGGGATCGACGAGTGCATATTCACCTGCCTCTATCCGATCCCAATTGACCAGTCTATAGAGACGGTGATTTGGATTGGAGAAAACGGTACAAGAAGTATGAAACATTTTTACGAAAGTCATAGTGTTTATGATGATTAATTTAAGTGTAGGATACTCCGGAGAATGTGGATACCTTTCTCTTACCCTACAGAGTGTAGGCGGGAGCAGGCCCCGAGGTAAGGCTTAATTCAATCAAGTTTCAAGAAGTGATATTAGATACTTC